CGACCAATTATGTAATGCTTCTTTCTCTCGACCATCATAAATAATAGCGCTAACGGTATCCCCCATAACTCTTGTCAAGAACCCAGGAAATCGTTTTTTCAAACGTTTAGTTAAAGTATTATTGCTAAATTCTGTATTTACCAATGCTCGCACCGCATCAAGTAAAATTCCTGACATGGCTTTCCCTCGATAAACTAAGTTTTTCTCTCTAAAGGTTGGAATATGCACTAAATAGTGTGTAGGATAAGCCAAAGCATCTATAACCACGGGATACCGAAAATACAACGACCACTCATAAATTTTCTCTCCAACCCAATATTGCTTCTGAACCGGGATCAGTTGTATATCTCCAACTTCTGGTGGTGGTTCCATAGACGCCAACGGTTGAGCTAATTCTGGTTCTCGCATAACGCAAAACAATTTATAAGGCCCAAAATGTGCTAAATCAGCTATAGATAAACCCATATAGGAACGATGAGTGTATAACCAATTTATATCTGGATGGGGAGCATAATTAACTCCAGTCACATCTGGAGAAAACAAAATAAAATTGGTATCCATATCTCGAACCCACAAACCCCCATCGTACAACTCTGAATCCATCCCAGCATGACCAAAAAAACTCCGAGCTATCACATATACTTGCCCCGAATTTGAGGCATCGCATAATATTAAAAGTTCCTCTGGATTTAAGGGCGTTTCATTCTTTAAGCCACTTTGATACACATCTTGTACCAAAACGACATCAAAAGCATCAGGAATCCTTCTTCTATTGAAGCCTCGTGCTACGTCTCCTTCTATAGTATGTATAGGAGCCGGTATCCAATTCAAACTTAAATCTAAATTTGCAGCTGGCGAGAAATACTCATTTCTAGTTGATCCATACCAATCCAATACTGTAAGCTGCTTCTTTCCATATCCTGCCCTCTTCAAAAAGGCTCGCACACAAAAATCTCGATATACTGCACTAATTGGATGAGCACATCCCTCTTTACGATAATGTCTAGCTGTAGCAAACTTCAACCCCGACTCGTGGCTCTTAAAGTACTGCTCCACATCTTTCCTTTTGGGTAAAGCTATGGTAAAATCACCTGCCCAATCGCTTAGGGTGTAAAGCTTTCCAATGCTCTCTGATTCAGTGCTTTCCGTTTCTGCACCGTTTTCACTATCATCACTAGCCAATGTTTCTGATACTCTACTCTTTGAATTCATTTTAGAGAGTTCCGATGAAGATTCTGACCTGGAGGTCTCAGAGTTGCTATCACGCAAAACTGCTTTCGTGGTATTAACCTCTTTTTCTCCTTTATTTTTCTTCTCTTTAAAAGGAGCGGTTTTCTTAACTTTAGCTTTCCTACTATCTTTCAACTTCTTGGGAGTCCGACGCGATTGTTTTGCGGAACCCTCTTGCTTGCTTTCTTGTTTGACGCCGGATTCCCCCATCTTAGACAATGCTGCCATTGTATTTTTCCTGTGTTCGGCTACTAAGCGTTCCTGATTTAGAGCCTCGCGATGCTTAGCTGAATACTCCTTCTGGAGTTTAACGTCTTCTTTCACTTCGGGCGGGAGAATCTCCTCTGAATCATCCGAGGTTACAACGTTTTTGCGGCTTCTCTTCTCTGAAACGGAACGAG